GGTATATATAATATTTATATTAGACCTAAAAGAATAAGAACCAGAATTCTCGATTGCGGTGTTCTTTCATCAAAACCTGATATCAGAGGTGTTTTGTTTGATTTAACAACTGTGAGTTCAGAAGATGTGTCAAAGTTTGAAAATGGGGGTCTTATTGGATATAGAATTGAATACATTGCAACCAATCCTACAACTGATGAGAAAAAAGTGCAAAATTTGTTTAGAATAATAACTTCAAACAATAAAGTTGAACCTGTTAGTGAAAATCTTAATAATACCACTCAAAAAGGAGTAAAATATAGATTGAATGACAATAGTTCTTTAGTATTCTGCACGGTAACACCATCTTCTGCACCTTCTGTAAAACCGAATGCTGTTCCATTCATAGGATTGCCAAATCAAGAGGTATTCATCATACCAACATTTTTTGATCCTGTTCATTTAGAAATTGAATTAGTTGAACATGATTTTGATACTTTGGCAATTGGATTGTATGGTAATCAATCTAAATCTGTTGCGGATGGAGTTAGAACTTATTATAACGATGATAACGAAATTTATAAGCAGTTTACAGAATATGTGATTAAAGATGATGTAACTGAAGAAAAACTTTACGAAGTAAAACAAGAAAAAGATAATATAGATTTTTCAAAAGATTTTAATACAATTTCTAACATATAATGGCTGAAAAGTATGTAGGGACAATCCCACACAAAACAAATGATTTAACATTAAATGAAACGTCTACCGTTATTTATACGGTTGGCGGTGTGGATATTACTACAAACTTATCACCTTCAACAGGAAGATCTTATTTTCCTCCGAAGTTTTCAGATTTTACTACTTTAGAAACTGTAGGTGAAATTCCTTTGAAAAATTCATTATTTAATCCTAATAGATCTTTAAATCTTTCAATAGATAAAAGGAATGCAAAATACTTTGCAAAATATGGTTCTTTATTAGAATTAGTTAGGGTTTCTATAGAAAATATTATCTTAAAATATCCTGCTGCAATACATTCTAAAACGACTTTATTAGGTAACAGTGGGTTAAATATTCTTAATGCAGGTTACAGTTTTGTTGATGATATTACAACATTTTCAGCAAATACAAGCTATTTCTCTAATCCATTTGGAATTTATTATCAAAATAAACTAGAATTTAATTTTAGTGATGAAAGAATTGCTATTTTAAGAAACCTTACTAAGAACTTCAACAAGTATGAAGTTATAATTGATGGTATAGCCTATCCAATTTTGGAATTTACACCTTCAGAAAGAAGTAGTAACGATATAGTTAAAATAAAAATTCATGGAGAGCCTTTAGACCAGGGCAATAGTTCTAAAGAATTTTATATAAAACCTATCGAATCAGAAATTGTAAAATTTTATGAATCTTTAGACGAATTTGAAGAACACCTTTTGAATAGAGATTTAGATTATGAAGCCCTTTTTAATGCAAAAAGAGAAGTTGATAGTGGATTGATATTAGAATATGTTTTATCATTAAAATTTCCTAAGATTGATAATTATAATCTGGATATTTCAGGTAGAAATTATGAAATCTATTTAAGTGAGCTTTTAGAATACGCTAAGAATTTTGATGAAAAGGAAGGAAATATTCTAATGAGAAAATTCGTTCCAGATTCAGTTCAAAGTGTAACATTGGAAGATGTAAATTCTGCATATCCCACATACGGTGAAATTAATAGATTGTTAATTGTTTATGGAAGAGAATTTGATAAACTTAATCTTTACACCGAAGGAGTTAGATATTTAAATTCTGTTACATATTCAGGTTACGACTCTGTTCCAGAAGCATTACTACCAGAATATATAAAAACTCTTGGATGGGATTTAGACGCTAATCCTCCAATTCCAAACAACTTACTTAAACTTTTAGGTTTAAATTCTTCATGGGTTTTCAAATCAAAAGGAACCCGAAATGCAATAGAATTTATTTTAAATTTCTTTGGAATTCCAAGAAGTATTGTTGATTTTAATGAATATGTCATAAGAGCAAAAAAACCTGTCGATGTTGAAAAACTTAAATTCTATTATTCATTACTAAGTCCTGATGCAGATTTTGATATTACAACATTACCTATTGATGAAAACGGATATCCAGTATTTATCAAAGATAATGATCAAGATTATTTTCAAAGATATGGAGAATTAGATAGAGGTTATTCTTATTTTTATAAATATTTTAACTTATTTCCAAATGGATTTACAGGTTCCACTGTAACTTATAATGAAGAAATAAATAACTATAAAGTTTTATTTGAACAGAATTTTGATGGAACAGGTTCTACATTATCTTATTCAGTAGTAAATGAAACGCTTCTTTCAGGAGGATGCTTTCAGGTTTCAGGTGAGACCATTACAGACCCATTACCAGAAATATTTTTGGATGATTGCGGTTGCCCACTTCCAATTTCAGATAATGTAGTTAAAATATGTGTAGAACCCTATGTATTTACAGGTTGTACAAATATTATTTTAGATTTATGGTATCAATGTTCACCAACAGGTGATACGGCTGAATTAAATATTGATGTTTATGGTGGTACACCTCCATATGAAATTTTTGGTGCCACTGATGGTCAAATTGTCCCTACAGGTGAAACATATAATATTTATGCTGTAGATTCAAATGGATGTTCTTCAGATGTATATGAGATTTATATAGATTGCCCAGATCCTTGTCTTGATAATGATTTAGATATTGATTTGTCATATGAATGTAATCTTGATGAATATGGAAGAAACGATGGAACTGCAACAATATCATTAAGTTTTACAGGTACAAATATTACAGCTGTTAACGATGGGGATTTAGTTGAGCATGGAAACACTGTGTCCGTAACTGTTACCAATGAAATAGGATGCACTTTGACTAAATTTATCTACATTAATTGCCCAGAACCTGAAGTAAATCCATGTATAGATCCAATATCAATTACAGCTTCATTAGAAACTACAAGTGTTAATTTGGAAGAATGTTCAGGTAAAGTAAATGTAGTATATGATTTAGATCCATTACCATTTGGATATATTATTGATGAAGTAACATTAACTGTAACAGTAAATGGTGATTATACAAATACAGCTATAGGGGGAGGACCAGTAGTAACCACATTTAATTCTTTAACAGGTGTAAAAACCATAGATTTAGATTTTTCATTCCTTTGTAACGATTTTGTTAGCATTCCTTCAAGTATCACATTAGACATCACAGTTAATGCGTTATTTGTAGATGCATGTGAATATGAGGAAAATTTCTCTCTTACAGTGAATCCAAGACAACTTGGAGATTATGACGATGAAACACAAATAGTAAACCCAACATTATAATGTCTTGCCTAAGTGATTTAAGAATAAAACAAACTGTAACATATGATAGCACTCCAGATACAACAAATGGATTGTTAGATGGACAGGTATATGTTGAAATATTGAATACTTATGGAGATTTTATATCAGGTGAAGTTATTGTAAGTCAAGTAAGAGATTTACCTGTCGTAGATTTAGAAGATGAACCAATTACTGAAACACAACCTCTTACTTCAACAGGTGAAACTTTAAGTTTTAATTTTTACTATCCTTCTAATGAACCAAACAATATCGTTATAGATATATTGGTTAAAATTAGAGTTGGTGATTGCTTTTATGAAAAGAAGTGTACCCATGTGTTATTAACACCAAATCCTTTTGAATATATCTCGTTTTGTAATGAGTTAGTTCAAGGATATGAAGTTATTTCAGGGTGTACTAATCCATTATATTATGAATACAATCCAAATGCTAATGTAGACGATGGAAGCTGCGGTATCTTAAAACCTATATTTGGTTGTTCAAATCCTTTAGCATTAAATTATAACCCTTTAGCTACATTTAATAATGGAACTTGTATTTTCAAATCTGGATGTACAAATGCCTTGGCAATAAACTATGATTCAACTGCTGTTATTGATGATGGTTCTTGCGAATGTGGTGATATAAATATACAAATGGATTTTGGATATAGCTCTGGAGAAACTTTTGTAGTTGAACCAAATTGTCAATATCTGATCGAGTTTGATTTAATGGCAGAAATCGAATGTGGCAAACTTATAGATTATTTGAGTAATGATACAAGAACGATCTTAGAAGTGCTGTCAGAACTAAAAATAAACGCTCAAGCACAAGTTTTAACAAATGAAGAAAATAGAATTATTGAATATACAGGTGGTACTGTTCAGTATACAGGTGAGACCTCTTATCTTTTAATACAGAATGAAAATTTATTTACTTTTGATAAAAACATTATTCCTTATGGAATTGGAATTTATGGTGATGCAGAAGATTGTGCTTTCATAAATAATTTGATTTCTACAGAATTACAAATAGATTGTCCTGTAGAATCAGTAGTCGAACAAAGGTTTAAAAAATCTTGGAAAAGATATACTTTTATTTTAAATTCAGATTTAATACAAACTTTTGTTAGGTTTAATTTAAATTTTCAAAATTTTGATTTTGGTTTATGTACATACATTGATAATTTAAAACTTTCAAAACTTTGCACTATTAATCAAGAAAGATGTGTAATAATTCCAAGTAGATATGGTTTCGAATTTGATAAAATTATTGATAATAAAAAATCTTGGGTTTATACAGAAGAAGCTTTAAATAGACTTTACGATTATCAAGGTCAAGATACTGCTTATCGAGATTTTGATTCTAGATTAATTTTTAATACAAAAGAATTAGAATTAGTAATTAATCCTGTTAAATATATTGAATCAGATGTATTAGAATATTATAACTATTATAGTAGGTTTTTCAATGATATTGATGAAAGATATACCGAATTAACAATGAATAGAATTCAATTTGAATCCATTAATGTTATAGGTAGACAATACATAAGACAATACCCATATCTCCAAAGCATTTATGAGCAATATTTGGATGGACTTGACTGTGCCCCTTCGAAAGCTTTGGATTATCCTTATGGATTAGAAATTATTAATAGAACTGGTGATTATTGGTATAGTGCGGTAAAACAATTGATACCTGCAACTTCCATTTGGAATGAAGCAAAACATATTTTAAAAAATAACGTATTCCACAAACCAAAACATGTGTATAAAAAATATACATTAGGAGGTTCAAGTGATACAGATATAGCTCCACCATCAGGTGTAACGATTGCATGTAATACTTTATCAAATACATGTCTTAGTGAACCATTTTCAAGCATCGATAATTTTTTGAATTTTAATTTTGGAAATGTTGAATGTACTTCAATTTATTCAGGAGGAACTTTTGGATATTCAGGTGGCAGTGGAGATGGAAATTTCTCTGGAAAATTAGTTCAATTCAGTACTAATGCAAGTGGCGATACAACTATTGAAAATTATTTTGGTTTTGATGATTACCTTTGTATAACTGGAAATCCAAACGATATTTGTACAAATGCTAATATAAATATAGAATTAGATTACACTTGCGGAACTTATGTAGAATTAGGTGAAACTTTAAATACAGGTTATGCAAGTTTATCAGTAAATGTTTCAGGTGGCGAAGCTCCATATACAATAACAGGAGCAAACGATGGTGATACAGTTGAACATGGACAAACAGTATTAGTAGTAGTTACTGATGCTAACGGATGTAATGCCAAAAAAGATATATATATTAATTGCCCACCTGATTGCGGACCTATAATTACAACTCTAATTTTAACTCAAGATTGTGATACTGAACTTGGAAATAATACTGGATTTGCAACCATAGATTACACTGTAGGTGGAGGATTAGCTCCGTATAATGTCACAGGAACCGTGAATGGAGTACCATTTGATCCAGATGCTAAGAATACATTTGAACATGGAGATGTTATTATAGTTACAGCTACAGATTCAACACTATGTTCACCTGCTGAGGCTATATTAGTGATAAATTGCCCAACTAATGATTGTAGTACTACAGATATAAATATTTCATTAAGTGCAGAATGTGATACAAATGGATGTGGTCAAACAGTTGGAACTGCTACATTATCTGTTTCTGCATCAGGTGGCGTTGCACCATATACATTCTATGATGCGATATCAAACACTTTTGTAACAAATGGTCAAACAGTTCTTGATGGAAGATATTTATATATCTATGCAATGGATGCAAATGGTTGTATTTCTGATTTATACCCATTAACAGTTTCATGTGATAATTGCAGTTCTTATGCTGAAGATTTAACGTTAAGAACTAGAATTGTCAATGTATTATTCTCTGGAAATAATGCACAATTTAGATTAGATTATACTATAGGTGGTATATTAGCTTCAGAACTTAGTTCAATCAATTATACAATAAACGCTGTTCCTGGTAATATAACAACAGGTTCATCAATCAATAGAACATCTTTAACTGGAAATAATATACAGATTGCTGTAAATTATAGCCCAGATCCTTCACAGGATACAATATTTACATATACAGCTGTTATAACATTAACTAATGGTTGCACCTTTGAATACACAGGTTTTTTAAATGTACTATTAGAATCTAACGACCAAGAAACAATAAACTTTATTTGCTAACATGTCATACATAATCGAGAAAAAAAACCCATTAATCCTAACGAAGCTAACAGCCAAAGGAAGACAAAAGCTTGCAAAAGGAGCTTTAACTTGGAGTTATTGGTCTTTAGGAGATTCAGAAGTAGATTACAAAAATATTAATTTGGTTCCAACAGAATTAGGAACATTAAATATTTTGAAACCTAAAGATTTTCAACCGAATACAAAAACTTTTATTGAGAAAGTTGATTGTAGTATTCTTATACCAATTGAACCTGCCGAAAGACAAGTTATTGAATGCTGTGTTAAAAACAAAGCTATCGAAAGAGGATTTTTCTCTGGCACTACAGATGAATTAATAACTTCATCAAACTACATAAAAACCTATGGAAAAGTAAATCTTTCTCAATTCAATGGAACTGCAACTATTGATATAGGAACAGTTGATTTTAATGATGGTGATTATATTCTATTTAAAATAGCTAAACCTACTACAGGTGATTTATCTTATTCAGAAACTGAAGCAGCTGTACTTTATCTTTGGTATAAAATTGAAAAAACTCCATTGTCAACAATTATTACCGTAGATAGATATTTGCCTTATTTTTCATTTTTAACAAATGTACCTGTGAACTTCTATATTTTCCCTGGAGGTGAATCTATTACAGAATTTTATGGAAGTGGCTCAACTATACCTTATTGGAATAATGAAACCTTAGAATTCATAAGTAACTGTGATCTTTCTAAAGAAGATGTTAATGTTCTCAACATGAATAATGTTTGGAATGAAACTATGGCTGGAACTCAATCAGCTTATGAATGGTACAAATATTACGGCTCAATGGATTATATTGGGCAGAAAGAATATTTAGGATATAATATAGATTGCCCAGAAGTTATAGAAGCCCCTACAGATTGCGAAGACAGACTTTTAAGTGTGTATGATGATTATGTAAAAGGTATTGGAATTATCCATTTTACAAATCTAAATATTTCAAATGATTATGGTGAAAAATTCCATATTGACCATGATTTAGATGAATTTTTAACCATAAAGATGCCAACAATTATGTGGCATAGAAGATGGTTTGGAGGTTCCAATGTTGGAAATATCATAGGGATGAATTTTATAAGTTCTGGAGCTTTAAAAGAAGTTCAAAACAGCAACATTACATACTACGATTTGATCGAAGACCCTGCTTTTATCAATCCATCAGGAACGACAATGATTGTTGGAAGAGTTTATCCAGACTTAAAGATTGTAACTATTCATGATGAAGAATTACTTGCAACAATGTCTTATAAAGCCAGCAGAAATTTTACTTTACCAAGATTAGATGGTAGAATGATATTTCCTTTGAATGGATTAGGAACAGGTGTACTTGCAAAAGGTAAAACTATGTATATGACATATGTATTAGAAGCAAATAATGGGCTTCAATACTTTTTACCTCAGCAGAAATATACTAAGTTCATTAATAATTCTAAAATCGATAGAGATATTGAATTTTCTATAGAAGATACAGGTCTTCTTCCATATATGAGACAATTAGAGCAAGGAGGTTACGATGGATTAGGATTTTATGCCAATAGATTTAAAGTTCTTGTGCAAATTGTAGATAATCCTGATGATAGACCTGAACCTGAAAATTGGGTAGCTTTGAATTACACTTCAAACAATATCACTTATGTGAATAACTATACAATTAATCCAATACTTTTTGAAAATCAAAATATACAAGAAACTGGATTTATTCTAAATAAAACAAAATATCTCACAGGAACAGTTTATAACCTTAGCAACCTTCAAATCCCACTTTTGAATTGCCCTGAAGACCTTCAATTTGGAGATGAAAGATTTTTCTTTGGAAATTTAGATACTTTCATTGGAGCTTGCATTTACAGAACAGTATTTAAACTTATTATTGATGTAAATGAATATGTTAAATCAAGTAATCCTACTTGGACTGATGGAAATGACTTTTATTTTACAGAAGTTGGTCTTTATGATGAAGACCAAGAACTCGTTGCTATAACAAAAATGAGTAGACCTGTAAAAATGGATCAAAACACTAAATTTGCATTAGAAATTTCTTTGGATTTTTAACTATAAAAGAATATTTATATAAAAATAAAACATGAAAATTAAATTAAGCGAACTAAGACAAATTGTTAAGTCGATTATTAAAGAACAGAGTGGAACTACAACACCTACACCACCAAATATTAATGCGGATTTGACAAAAATGAAAAATGTACCTGTTAGATGGTATTTAGATGAGGGAAATACTAAGCCTTTTATGATAATGACAATTAAAAATATTATACCTTCTGGAGATAGAATTAAAATTGAAGGCTTATGGGAAGGTGCACCAAATACTTCTAATTCAAATATGACTTTAATATGTGCAAATAATTTTGTTTTATATAGAGATCTTAGCAGAGACGAACTTGTTAAACTATATAACACAAAATACATTGAAAAATTAAAAGCTCTACTTTGCACAAAAAGTGCAGGAGGGTTAGAAGTTACTAATATCGGTGATTATTCTTCAACAACTTCAAAAGCTCCAATGAATGTTGCGGAATCCAAAAGAAAACTAACTAATGTTATAAGACAAGTTATTAAGGAACAAAATCTCACTAAAGAAAAACACCTTGTAATGGGTGGTGCTACAGAACTTTTTGAGAAAAATGGATATACTATAAAAAGATCAAGTGGTTCTCCATCTGAAGGAGGGGTTGTAGAATTATCAAATGGTGAAAATACCGTTATTTTAAAAAGCTCAAATATTTCAAATACTATTCAAGTGAATGGTGGCAAAGTTTTTAAATATAGTACTGTAAATGACCAACAATTTAAAATTGCAACTATGGCATTAGGTTTATAATTTGAAATAATAATTAACAATAAATCAAAAAACAAAAAAACCTTTAAATTTAAAGGTTTTTTGTTTTTATAAGAAACTGTTATATTATAAATAAAAAATGGAACCAAAATATATTCTTTCTTTAGATGTAAGCACTTCTACATTAGGCATCAGCCTTTTCGAAGACATGGGTGATCATGGTAGATTGGCAATTTTAACACATTTTGAACCTAAAATAAATCCAGAACCCCCTACGCAACTTGAACGTTTAAAAGAAAAAGCTGACCTTTGTGTTCAAAAAATTTCACAAGATTTTGCTGAATATAATATCTGTAGCATCATAGTCGAAAAACCGTTGTTAAATTCTATTTCACAGAAGATTGCAAAACTTCTTGAGATATTTAATGAATACTTCACAAAACAACTTTCAACCAAAATGAATGTCAAAGTTGACTTTATAACTGTTGATGATGCAAGAAGATATGCTTTACCTGAATTGTTGGGAAAGAATGGTAAAATGATGTCAGATTTCCCAAAGAAAATTGCAGATCTCGGAAAGAATGAATGGAGTAAATTCCTTATTATGTATTTGGTTAGCCAAAGATATCCTAAAATCAAGTGGTTGCTAAATTCTACCTTAAAAGTAAATAAAAAGAATTTTGATAGAGCTGATAGTGTTGTAGCTGGACTTGGTTATATGATAAAAGAAGGTTATTGGTCTAAAATGGCAGATAAAGCATTTTGGGAAGAGTCTGATTTTTCTTATGAGAAATGTGTAGAAATCATAGAAAAAAATGTAGCCTATGAGAAATTTGCTTCAGAGTTTATTGATAAAAACAAAGATTTAGCTCCAGAAGATAAACTAAAAGTCAAAAAGAAATATTTGAGTGAACTTTTTGAAATACAAAAATATTTGAATGTTGAATTGTAAATTATATTAAATTCATGTATTTATATGTATGAAGGTAGTTATAAATGACAAAAAATTCAAAGTAAAAGTTCAAAATTCTCCAAGAGAGATAGAAAGGGGGATGATGTATAAAACGTTTGATAATTCTTTCAATGGAATGTTATTCGTTATGAATTCAAAAGAACATTCTTTTTGGATGAAAAATTGTATTATTCCTTTGGATATTATTTTTATCAATGGAGATAAAATAACAAAAATCCATCATAACTGCCCACCTTGTGAAGACGAACCTTGTAAAGCCTATAATGGTAGAGGTAATTATGCTTTAGAATTAAAAGGTGGCACTTGCAAAAATTTAGGAATAAAAACAGGTGATATTGTTTCATTGCCATCACATCTTCATGCCAATAAGAACGATGAAAATTCAAAATTAAAAAATCTTGTAAAAAAGATAGTCAAAGAGGAATTAAAAAATAAAAAGTTATTCTAAAAGATATTTATATTAAAAATAATATGAAAATTAGATTAAGCGAATTAAGACAAATTATTAAATCTGTTATTAAAGAACAAAGT